GTCGCGCTAACGTCGAAAGCATCGCCGCTTGTGTTGGATACGTTCAGCCGGATCGCTGCGCCGCTGACATCAATATCTACGGTGTAATCCGAGCCCTCGGAGATTGACTCGACCTCGTCGGAGACCTTTTCCGTGGTACCAACTTGCGTGATTGTCCCGCTGATAATTCGAAATCGCGCCTTGCGTTCGACAAACGCGTAGCCGCCAAGCGCGCTGCTAAATATGTGTGCCACAAACGCTACGGTCACCTGACCCTCACTGCCGGTGAGAGACGTGGGGTCGAACGACGCAATTATCGCAGCCGTGCTGTCGGCTACTGTATCCTTGCCCTGGAGTGCGACGTTGACGGAGCCGTCCGCCAGGCTCGCGCCGCCGCCGTATTGCACGAGGCCCGTGGTCGCGATGTCCTGCGCGCCGAAGTCGGGGGCGACTTTGGTGCCGGCGATCGCTGCCGCGGCGGCAACGTTCGCGTTTGCGAGCAGCGCGTAGGTCAGATCGCCGCTGTCAGCGATCGCAACCTTGCCGTCGTCGGCAGGATCGGCCGGGGTCGACATCGCCGCGCCAGGGGCGCTGATCGTGACGTCGATACGCTCCTCCGCATCATTGTCGACGCCGACGATCGTCACGCCGGCGCCTGGTATCAGATTGAGTTGGGCGCGGCGCTGCTCAACCGGTATGGCAGCGTCATCTACCAGGATCTCAGGGAGACCCAAGAATTCCTCCAGCCATGAGCCAGCCATTACAAATCCAGAAAGAGTTGGACCAGCCGCATGCCAGTCATTGCGTTAGCTCCGTCCTCGCCAATTATCACCAGGTGATAGGCGTAGAATGCAGATGTCGTCTCTGACAGCCCTGTGAGGTTTACCTGATGCGGCGCTTCGTATGCGACCTGCGTAGCGGTCGCATCAGTAACATCGCCGACGACAGTCGGCGCGCTGGTCACGGCCGTGTCGGTGCGCAGCAAACGTATCCGAGGCATCGTGCCGATGGGGTATGCCGAGTGCCCTGTCACGGGATGAATGATCATTCCGAAGCCCGTGATCACTGCCCCCTGTTTTGGAATCCAAGATACCGGCACCAGGAGCGCCAGGTGACCCGTGACGTTGATCTGGCTGATCCCCAGAGGCAGAGTTAAGACTGACTGCTCTGCCCAGTCAGCGGTGTATGCGGGCTGCATATACACGGGCTGTACGATGCGGTCGCCTGCGACGTATTGCTGATCCGTGCGGGCCTTAAGATACGTGGTCCGATCCGCAAGCCCTTCGTACGCTGGCGCCCACGTGGACGCAGCAGGCGGATCGGCGTCGTCCAGCACGGGGATTGTGGCGGGGAAACTATCCGCGCCGGCATAGGGTGCGCTCATACGTAGGCTCCTCCGGCGGTCATGCCGCGCCAGTAGCGATGCGTGGTGGACCGCGCGATCACGTAGTCAGTACCGCTGAGCTTGCCCCACTTGCCCCACGTGCCGGGGTTTGGGTCGGGCTCGGCGGGCTCATCCGGATCGAAGCTCGAGCTGTCCATCGATATAATGATCCATTCGCATCGCGTGCCGTCAGGCTGCCAATCTCGGATGATCGTCCGGATCTTCGAGACGTGCTCGGCAAGCGCAGTCGTGCCGATCGTCAGGCTGCCGTCGCCGAGATTGTTTCCCCACGGTCCATTGGCCAGCGTGCCTGACGTGATCGACCATGGATCCGTCGCGCCAGCGGGATAGATGATCAGCCAAAACGACGACCAGCGGGAGGCGTCTCGCGAATCCCAATCCCAATTACCCGCGGCGAGCTCGGCCGATTCGGTGCCGTCAAATTCTCTCGTGTACCAATTGCCCCGCACATCCACGGTGCGCACGCGGACGGCGGCTTGCAGATACGTCTGTACCTGCTCGAGCAACGCAAATGGGTTTCCGCGCAGCCGGTGTTTGCTGAGCCAGCCGACAAGCCGCGCCGCGTATGCATCGTCCGGTTCGTCGATGCCGCGAATTAGCTTCCGATCGCGCCCGATTGCTGCCAGCGCATCGGGCGGCGCGTACTCGGGAAAGCTGGCCAATACGCCCTGACGCCAGCGCTCGGCGAAGGCATCGATCACGATGCCCAGCGCAAAGTGGACCCGCTCGCCCTCGCCTGTCGTGAGCCACGAAGGCATGAGAAAGCGAAACACCCTGCGAAAGCGCGAGGCCATTACGGCGGCTCCACGAAGGTTATGGTGGCGGTCGGCGTCCCGAGGACCGCAACTTCTTGGGGATCGAGATCCGTATCGCCCGACGGAACGGACAGCACGGCGCGGAAGCAATGCCCGGGGAACACGCCGCGGATCGTCGACTCGAGCATCGAGTGATAGATCCTGCCAGTGGCTGAGCCGATCACATCGCCGCCGATCGGGCGAGCGCGCAGCATATCGATCAGCGCGTCCTCGACCGCTTCCTCGACCTCGGCTGTGGTGAGCCCGACCGTGCTGTACAGCCATAGCTCATAGGTCACAGCGATCACGAGATTGACCGCGCTCGCGACGGTCGGCGTAATCGTGAGCGGCGTTGCATAGGCGAGAATTGCCGTCTCCACGAGCGCGACGTCCCCAGCCGATACCGCCCCGCTCGGGCCGCGCAGATAGAGCAGCACGTCCCCCGTGTCCGAATCCCCAAACGAACGCGCGGCGGTTACGCCCGTCGTGCCAGTAAGCGCCGGCGTCGTGGCCACGTACACGTAAGCGTCTCGCGGCCCATTCGGCGAAAGCGCGCCGGTGCTTGCCCGTGCGCGGACAGCGATGTCTTGCGGCGCCTCCTCGTCCAGCCCTACCGCCGGCGTCGGATTCGTGATCGTCACACCGAGCAGCGTCGTCACGAGCTCGTCGATCTCGCCGGCGCCCGCCGTGCTGTCGGAGCCCGCTTCGTCAGCCTCGAACGTGAGTGATAGCGTGGTGCCCGGGCCAGACGCGAGCGTCCCGCCTGTCGTGTTGTGATACGTCTTTTCGGTGGTCGTGCTCTTGGCTGTGAGGTCGCCCGCCTCGATCACGTACAGCGCGCCGCTTGCATTCGAGAGCGTGCACGCCGCGCTAGCGAAGGTCGCCTCGGTCACGTCGACGTCGAACACCTGCTTGACCTTGAGCTTTAGCCACGTGCTGTTGCCGGTCTCGATTGCTCGCTCGACCGCGAAATCGAGGAATCCCGCCGCGATGTAGTCCACAGCGCCAGCCTCTAGCGTCGCCAGGATTTCCGACAGGTAGTGATACAGCGATCGTGTCGGGTCGCCCGGGCTCCAGCTCGTCACGGGCAGTCCAACGGCGACGGCGACGTCGAGCGCCTTTTGATACAGCGCCGCCTTGGTCTCCTGGACGAGCAGCGTTGCCAGCGACGCGGCCATTTATGCGGCCTCCAGCGTGTCGAGCTGGAGCAGATCGACAGTGACGTCGCTCACCTTGAGCACGAGCTCGAAAGGCCCATCGCCCGTGACTGCGCGGATCGTGACCTGGTAGCTGCGCGTCGCGCCAGTGCCGAGCTCGAGCACGGTCGCGTCGACGCTGTCCACCTCGGCCTCTTTGCGCAGCTCGCCCTCGACGATGCCTTTGACGCGCTCGCGCTCGGACCCACCCGTGAGACCGCCGACCAGCTCAGCCAGATCGATGCCGAAATTCTGCTCATCCTCGCCGCCGCGTAGCATGCCGCGCGGGGTGATGAGGCGGTGATAGCAGCGCTGGCCTACGATCAGCGGGCCGCGCACGGTGCGCCCGGTGCTCAGCGAATCGAGGCACCGAACATCCTTGCCGTATGTGGTCGCGTCGGCCATTAGATCCTCACCCGAGACAGGCTCGACGCCCCGATCGGATTCGCGACGATGACGGTCGGCGTCGGCGTTCCGGCGGCGCCTACCGGCATCATGATTGTGTCGCCGTATCGGAGTCCTCGCCCTGGCGCGTCGACCGCGAGCGCGATGTCATCTTCGCCAACGAGATCGAGTCGATCCGGCGCGAAGCCCGGCGCCTCGGCGTCGTCAAAACTGATCACGACCGGCCGCGTGGGCTCGGCGTCGACGAACGCCACGAGCACCAGCGAGCCGAGCACGTGGTCCGCCCTGGCTCCCGGTACTCCCGGGCGTACGCGTACGCGGCTCAGATCGGGCAGCCCTTGCGACGCGCGCACCGCTTGCAGGTTGAGGCGGTCGCCCTCTTGCGTTGCGATGCGATACTCGAACACCCCGCGAAAGCGGACGTCCGGCATAAGTTGCAGCACCAGCCGACGCATGGCCGCTACACGTCGGCTGGTGCTGGCTAGGCCAGTGGTCCAAAGCGTGGTGCGGAGCTTCTTATCGGCGAGCTCGTGCTGCACATCCACCGCCTCGAGGTCGTCAACGACGACGCCCGGAACGATCTGCGCGACCGAATCGGCGGCGAGTTCGACCACGCCCCGCGCCAGATCGGTGTTGACGCGGATCGCCTCGGACGTGAGCGCCTGGCTTGGGCGACGCCCGATGCGCGTTACGCCGTCCTCGCCCACGTACCAAGCTTCGGGCGCCAGATGATGCAGAGCGAGCGAGCACGCGCCGGCCTCGCGCACGTACGCGGTACCCACGGTGCCCGTCGGGATCGTGGCGGCGTCCAGCGTTTCGCCGGCAACGGCTGCCGCATCAGTCAGCACCGTGGAGCGCTTGACGCCGAGGTCGTTCGCGTAGCTCTTGGCCGGCGCGTTGCGGCCCCAGCCGGCAGCCCCGGCGGCGATCCGGTAGCGGCTCGCACCTTGGTAGGGTCCGCCAGAAACGATCGTCCCGTGGAGCTCGAGATCGGAAACGCGTACGACGACCGCGCCCGACATCGCGACCGCTTCGGCGATCTCGACGTCGGCCCACCAAACGCCGAACGCGGGCAGCTGGACGCGCGCCCGCACGACGACTCGATCGTCGATCGTTACCGTGCTCACGGCGCCTGCCACTCCTTCAGCAGCGACTCGACCTGTGCTTTCGCCGCTGCGTTGGGGTCGGGCGCCGTCGGGCTTCCGGGCGGCGTGCCACCGTTAGCGCCCGAGCTTTTCGATTTCGGTTTCACCGCCGGCTTCTTTTTGGCGGGGCGATACTCCAGCAGCCCGAAGCTCGCCGTGGCTCCGCCCTTGCCGTCGTGCTCAACCTGCCCAACCTCGGTGCACAC